TCAATAGCGGCCGATGGAATGCCCACGCTTTCGGGCGAGGTGCGGACAAACTGGTTATTCTTCATTGAATTTGTTTCCCCCTTTTCGTGTTTTAAATATCATACCGCCTTTAGCAATAGTTGTCAATTAAAGGCGGTACGTCGCAAAAATGCAAATAAGAACCAATCCTTATATCGGATCGGTTCTTATTACGCTCGTCATTCAAAAACTTTAGCTGCTTGTTTCATTATTTCTATAACATTTACCTTAAAAGGACACCGCTCCACGCATACGCTGCATTGTACGCAAGCCGCCATCGACGGAGTCCTGTTCTTTGTTTTACTTCTGGTTCATTTTCAATCTTATGCCCATGCAAGACTAAATTATTGTATACAATGACCAGAAATTCGTTGTATTTTCGGCCGCGCGGCGATATAATTAAGCTAAATAAAATTTCAGGAAAGGAATTCCGGGGCAGCGCGGCAAACGAGGCGTTCCCGGTATTCCGGTAAATCTGTCCCGTAAGCAAAATGAAAACAAAGGAGGATTATAATGCTGAAGTACAACAACCGGCAGGGAAACCCCGCGACATTCGAAACATTGGCCGAAGTATGCGCTAATGCGCCGGCGGCAACGGCGAATCTCACCGGCAACTTCCGTATGCCGCGGATCGCCAACCCAAAGCTGACGGATTTTCCGAATGACCTTGTGTACATCTACCGATCCCCCAATCTTTACGGCGGTGAGACCGCCGCGCGCAACAACACCTCTTTCATCGTTTTCGCGGACAAACGCTATGAGACAAAGGAGGAGGCCTACGCCTATCTCGAAAGCCTCGGACTCATCGACATCATTAACGAGGCCATCGGCACCATACTGCTGGAGATGCCAGAAAAGGATGTCGGCTACGGTGAAAGCTATCTGCAGCGCTGCTATACGCTTCACAACGCCCTCTACACCCAAAAGGCCGTTGTAGAGATTGACGGAAAGCGCTGCTGCCCCGCGGAGAGCGAGTACTGCGGCGGCTACGGCAAGATCTATATGTTCGGTGTGGGCGCAGGAGCAACCTTTATGAACAACTTCATTGCCGGCTCCAGGGACGAGCTTATCGGCCGCGTGGCGGGCTACTTTACATACGGCGGCGAGATGTCGGACGAAGTGAAGGTCAGCCAGTATGTTCCCGCTTATATAGTTAACGGATCCGCCACTGCCGTGTATAAATTCCGCGAAGCCAACGGCACCGATGCCTACTCCTACAGCGACGGCGTAGCCGAGTTCTATAACAGCCGCGTTCCGCTCCGCAAGGTCTGCGTGGCCACGGATACCGAGGGCAATGTCGGCAAGTGGATGGCGAAGGCTTTCCGGGATATGTTCATGTACCTGCAGCGCTCCTCCAATGTGAGCACAAAATATCTTGAGCCCGTCGTCACCAATCCGTATCAGGGATACGTTCCCGCGCCCCCGATTTCCCGCTTCGCACTCTCCGCGCGCAACCCGATTTTCAACGGAAGAACCGCCGTGGGGAATCTGCAGGTAACCTTTATGTACGACGGCGAGCGCTTCAGCTCCATTAAAGCCGCGGGCGGCGGATTTATGGCAGAGGAGGGCGCCTACCTCGACACCTGGTATGAGGTTGTTCCGCAGGAGGTTCTGAACAATACCGCGCCCAAGCACAGCGTGCCTCTGCTCCTCGCGAACCACGGCGGCGGCGACGACCACCTGATGTTCCTCGACGAAACCGGCATTCTGCTCACCGCCGGGCGTGAAGGCTTCGCGGTGGTAGCGCCCATGCACAGCGGCATCACCTCCATTGCAGGCGAGGCGTTCCCCCTTCTTGTGAAATATATGCTCGACAAGTACCCCGCGCTGGATCCCGAAAGGGTATACGTGACCGGATATTCCATGGGCGGTATGGCGACCTACAACTGCATAAACGCGCATCCCGAAATCTTCGCCGCGGCGGCGCCCATGGCCATGCCTCTGATTAACCTGCCCGAGAGCGCCCGCGCGCTATATGAGAAGTACGACCTTCCCACCATGCTGATTACCTCTACCTACGACTTTGCCGCGTGGGACGTCGAGCACGGCCACCCCAACGAAGGCGGGCAGGCATGTCTGCAAACCTATTGCGAATTCAACGGCATCGCTCCCGTGGAGAAGTTTGACTACGCAAAATACCCGATGATCGGACGTCCCTACGATTCCTTCAGGCTGACCGTGATTAACGGCGAGTGGCGCAACTTTGAATGGCTTATAAAGAACGATAAGGGCGTTCCAATGATTGGCCTGAACGTCACCGAGTATCAGCAGCATTCCCTCTGGCCGGGCTACGGCGACATCGCCTACAGCTTCCTCCGCCACTACCGCCGCAGCGCCGAAACCGGCGAAATTATCTACACCGAATAACCCCGTATGAGCAGAATTGTAACTGCACACTAACTGAAAAGGGCTTCCGAAGTCGGCCTCATGGCTTCGGAAGCCCTTGATTTGAATGTTGATTTATCCGAACAATAATGAAAGCCTATCCTGACGGACCGGCTCTCATTGTATAAATATCGATTGAGATTTGGTGGAGGCGACCCGTACCAGGGAAAGGTCACAAATGTATCCACTTTATCGTCGTATACTACCACTTTCTTTACATAAGTCTGGATGATGCGCTTTTGCTCCTCCGGACTTTTGTTTTTTATATCAGCGTCTTTTTGTAAATAATTTCTTATCATGTCTTCAGTAGGTGCATGTGTCTGGGCTTGCAGCTTTGCTTCTTCAAGTTTTATTGTAAGATTAGTTTTTTTAGCTTCTAGTTCATCCATTTTTGCCTTCATTGACTGATGAAACATCCCGGCTGCTATGGCATTGACAATATTGTTTATCTCAGTCTGGACTCCTGCGAGCTGATCAGTAAATGCTTTTATATCCCGGTTGATTTCCTGACTCTGAGAAGCTGCATATTCAGTAATTTTGATCACAAGCTTTTCTATTGCCTCGGGTGAAAAAAGTCTTTTCTCAAGGTAATCAATCACAAGGTTTTCGACGTATTCCTTACCTATGGCCTTCATGTCGCAGGCTTTTGTCCTTTTTCGGGTAGAGCATTCATAACTCACATAAAGATCTTTATTTCTGCCTGCATATTTCCTTGTCCCAGTCATTGCCCCGCCGCATTTGCCACAGTAAATTAGGCCAGCAAGCAAATAGTTTTCTTTTGCCGAATTGGCACCTCTTTTGTGATTTCCCATTCTCTCCTGCACCGCCTCCCATGTGTCATCATCTATTATGCGGGGCATGCCACCATCGATTTTAATTATCTCGTCTTCACTTTTGCTTTTATGATGATTTCTCTTACCATTCAGTTTGCGTTCTGTTCGGTTGAATATATAAACTCCCCGGTATTTCTCATTCTTTAAGATCTCATGCAAGCTGTTTTTCCCAAAAGGCCGGCCGGTTTTTGTTCTGCATCCCTCGCTGATGAGGGTTTTTAAGATGTCGCTGTACCCTTTGCCAGAGGCATACATCTCAAATATCAGCTTCACCGCACGAGCTTCCTGCTCGTTAATTAAATACGACTTGTCCGGCGCTACATCATACCCTAGTGGCGGTTTTCCACCGTTGTGCTTGCACTTAAAGGCTGTCTCCTTCATGCCCTTCATCGTCTCTCTGGCGAGGTTGCGGCTATAGTATTCGGCCATTCCCTCAAGGACGGATTCTAGGATGATGCTTTCCGGGCTGTCATCAAGGGGTTCAAGGACTGATATTAAGCGAACACCGTTCTTTTTAAGCTGCCGCTTATAAAATGCGCTATCATACCGGTCACGGCTAAACCGGTCCAGTTTGTGAACGATGACAACAGAAAACAGGCCTAATGCGCTGTCCTGTATCATCTGCAGGAAGCCGGGTCTGTCGTCAGTTGTGGCGCTTCGCGCTTCGTCGGTGTAAATCTTGACTATCTGGATCCCGCATCTTTGGCAATACTCTCTGATAGCACGCAGCTGGGCATCAATAGATTCCTCGCGCTGATTGTCGCTGCTGTACCGGGCGTATACTGCCGCCTTCATGCTCTCTTTCTCTCCTCATCTTCAATGATGCTCAATGGATCAAAGCAGATCCAGTGGTCACCTATACGGCAGCACATGCCGTATTTTTCTTTGTAGTAATTGAGCGCTTCCGTTAGGAATCTCTCTGTGACGTTTAAGTACTCCGCCAGCTCAGGGTAATTACTAATGCCAGCTTTACTTGCCGCTATCAGCTTGACCAATGGTACAAGCTTCATATAAGCCCATGCGCGAGCCTGGCGTTCTTGCTTACGGTTTTTAGTAATAGACTGGTCCAGTATGTCGCCTGTTGAAGTATAATAGTGCCCCAGCTCCTCGGCTAGGACACACGTTTTTTCAGATGTTGTAGAAACGTTATTGTTGATAGCTATAATGCCGTCGCAGTATAGACCTTTTATGTTCTCATGGAGAGGGTGAAAGATGATTTCTAATTGCTCCTTTTCGGCTTCGCTAAGAAGTTTCTCGTACATAGCTACCCCATAATACCGCTTTATATGTTTTACTTCTTACCTGCCCAAAACTGATGTCCGCATTTCAGGCAAGTAACTCTGACCTTTTTTGCGCCGATGTTGCCTGCTATTAAACCCAGCGGATGTAGATAGCCTCCAATAACCGCCTTTCCTATTCCAAACCCTTTCTTGTGAGCAGACAAGCTGGTAGAATAGCACTTTGGACAATAGGCGATACCTTCCTTGTCCATCTGTGCGATTCGTTCCTTTAGTGCTTGTCGTTCTTCCTCTTGTTGTCTGGCTTGCTCTTTGACGCTTTCCCAAAAACCTTTTTTCTCTGGCTTTGGAGGGGGGTATTTTCTATATGCATCATCAATGATGTTCTTTGCTTGACTGAGACTAAGACCGGTGGTAATGCTTCTAAGATATTTTATTGCACTTATTCTATCTCGGCCATATGTTTCAACAATGTTTTTTAAATCCACTTCGGTTCCGTTAATATTCTCTGTACTTACTGACGTGTTATCAGTATATGTATCATTAGTCTTTTCTCTTGGAGCGCCGCAATTTGAGCAGAAATTACCAGTTATTTCATGACCGCAGTTTGAACAAAACATATAAACACACCACCTTTAAGAAATAATAATAACAACTACTATAATAATTAATGCAATCATGCCTAACAAAGCAATTATTGTACCACATCCGCAGCCTTTTGGCTGTGCTGCTTGTTTCCGAGGTGTCCTCAGTTCTCTTTCTAATTCTTCTATCTCTTTATCCAAGTCAATATATAATCCCATAGCATGCCTACAGCCTTCATGAAAGAGGCCTGCTTTTCTTGCTTCTTCCAGCGTAGGGTATCCTTTTGTTCTTCCTGTGATGCTTAAGATTTTTCCCTGCCAAGGCTTGCATAATGGGCAATCGGTTTTGTGAGTAGATATTTTTACAAGGTCACGCCCCAATTCTTTAGCTCTCTGGGTAACTGAGAAAATATGCGGCTCTATATTTGAAGGTTTAGTATTTTTTGTGTTAGACATTCAATCACCCATAACTTCATTCATTTTTCTTACGCTGCTGTCGCTTCATTCTCACAAACTCTTTAAATCTTTCTATTTCCGCCAATTCTTCCTCAGTCCAGTCATCACCGTCATGGTGAGCAGCGATGGTTTCAATCGGGTCTTTTATGTTTGTGCGTCCTAGTAGATAGTCAACGCTTGTCCCGAATAAATCAGCAAGTTTTTGCAGTGTTTCAGCATCGGGCTCCCTTTTCCCGAGTTCATACTTACCGTATGTTGATTGGTCTATATTAAGTCGCTCAGCGACTTCTTTTTTTGTTATGTTCAATTCTATTCTGCATGTTTCAAGCCTTTTACCAAGCATAGAGCAGCTCCCCTCTCTAATCTCATTATATAGACAATTTGTCCAAAGTAAAGAGATGGAAAATTAATAGCCAAAAAGTCCAGAAAACTATAAAAACCTATTGACAAATAGACATATTGGCTATATTATATAGACAGATCGTCTAGCACGGAGGTGAAAACATTGAGAATATGGCTTAAGGATATACGCGTTAGTAAGGGTTTAACACAACAAGATATAGCCGATATGGCCAATGTAGACGTTACCATGATAAGCAAAATCGAGCTCGGTGAGCGCCGCCCCTCGGTGCAACTCGCTAAAAGAATTGCTGCAGTCCTTGGATTCGATTGGACGCTGTTCTACCAAGACGACGGCGAGCTCGATAAAACTGGAACCGAGTAGAGGAGAGGAGGGACATGCAAGCAGTTGTTGTCAAAGTCTCGATAGACAGAAAAACAGGGCGGCAGATCAGTGAGGAAATCATCAGTCATGAAAAAGTCGACGAAGACGTATTCTACCGCCCGCTCATAGAGATCATTGGCGAGAGGGTACTCGCCGCTTGCAGGGATGAAATGAAAAGTGGAAGGGGTAGGATTTATCATAATCATACACGAGAGGAGGTGAAAGAAGAATGCAGAGATGCTGTGATAACATCTATAAAAGTGCCAGACGCTCTGCGGGTTTAACTCAGGAGCAAGCATCGGAGCGGCTATACATATCGACCCGAAGCTTGGCTGAGTACGAAGCAGGAAGGACGACCCCGCCGGATGATGTAGTTTGCAGGATGGTCGAGATATACAAAGCCCGATACCTTGCGTACATGCACTTAAAGCAGTCAACAGAAGTTGGACAGAGATTCCTTCCGGACTTACACATCTTAGATCTTCCCAGGTCGGTCCTGAAGCTGCAGAAAGAGGTCAAGGACGTTACAGACATTAACAGCCGTATGGTTGATGTTGCTTGTGATGGCACGATTGATGACCAAGAGCAGGAAACCTGGCAGAGCATAACAAAAGAGCTCCATGAGATGATCGGAGCCGGCCTGAGTGTCCTATTTTCGCAAAAAGAAAGAGCCGTCATGTAACGGCCCAATCAAAATTATTGATATCCATAGTGTACCACAAACGCAGGAATTTAACAAGAGGAAACGGAGGTCAATTAGCTTGATCGACATCTTAATTTTTATCATGACAATCGGTAGCCTGTTCGGTTTCGTATTGTTCGTCTGGTGTCTGATCGTATCCGCTCGCGAGTTCATCAAAGAGCGGCGCAAGCGGAGGATCCTTCGCGACAAGAGTGATCCGTGAGAGGAGGTAAACCTTTGATAACGTTGAACCTTACCCGCGAGCAAGCCCTTGACCTGCAGGCATATCTGATGATATCGGCGCCCTATCGCAAACATGAGATAGAGTCGTGGAATGAGCTTGCAAACAAGCTCGAAGCCGAAGGCAAACCCAGCAAGACAGCGAAAAGCAATGCGGAGTTCTTTAGACGACAGGATGCAACAATCCGAGAAATTGCGGAAATCCTGCTGAAGACCCAGACAGGAAGGGATGCCATATGAAGCAGGGTAAGAATCCGACTCGCAGGCAAAAGGGTCTGATAACGTCGCACGGACTCAACCCGGCGAATTGGTTGGTAGAGCGGGAAACGCCGGTACAATTAGTCTTGATTAACCGCGAGACCAAGAAAACAAGAAGGATCCTCTACTGCTACGAAAGGCGGATGAGGGCATGAAGCGCGCACTCTACATAATCATCGGCCTAATCGCCTTTATCGCTCTTCCGATAGCTGGCGAAGCAATAGCGCCAGTAGCGCCTGCACCAGAGTTGCTGGAAGTACCGGACACAGCAACACCGCAACCGAAACGGACGCCAATGCCGAGCCCGGAGCTGATCGATGAGCCAAAGCAGCCGGAGACAACGCCAGAAATGACATTCCTCGGCAAGTTTATAGTTACAGCATATTGCCCTTGCAGCGTCTGTTGCGGTAAATGGAGCAATCCGGATAACCCTATAACAGCAAGCGGGGATCCGGCTGTTGAGGGGATCACGGTTGGAGCAGATTGGGACATGCTGCCGGCAGGTACGGAAATCTACATCGAAGGCGTAGGCTGGCGAACTGTACAGGACAAGCCTGCAGGCTGGATAATAAAACGATACGATGGGCGGATCCTGGATCTGTATTTTGAGAATCACGCCGACGCCTGGAATTTCGGCAAACAAGAACTCGAAATCTGGATAAAAAAAGAAGCGGCATAAGCCGCAGAATTACTATCACCCTCATTGTATCACTCATACGGTGAGGTGTCAAGAAAGGACGATTGTATGAAAATCCTTAATCTAACACTCGCAAATTTCAAGGGAATTCGATATTTCAACCTGAATACACAGGGCAAAGACGCTAATGTGTTCGGCGACAACGCCGCAGGCAAAACCACGCTGTTTGACGCCTTCACATGGCTGCTGTTCGGCAAGGACAGCCTGAACAGGGCAGACTTTGAAATCAAAACGCTGGGCCCTGATGGTGAACCCGAACACGGACTTGAACACTCTGTTGAAGCTATCCTACAGCTTTCTGATGGCAGCCAACTAGCCCTGAAAAAGGTCTACCAGGAGAAGTGGACCAAGAAACGCGGATCAGCAACCGCTGAGTTCACCGGCCACACTACGGACCACTTCGTGGACGGCGTGCCGGTGCAGAAGAAGGAATATGATGCCCGCATTGCCGAGATAGCCGACGAAAACATATTCCGGTTGCTCACGGACCCGCGTTATTTCAATGAGATCCTTCACTGGCAGAAGCGCCGGGAATTATTGCTTGAGGTTTGCGGTGACGTATCGGACGCGGAGGTTATCGCAAGCAAGCCAGAGTTGTCAAAGCTGGCTGACATCCTAGGCAACCGTACCATAGAGCAGCACAGGAAGGTCATACAGGCAAGGCGCGCGGAAATCAACAAGGAGCTGGAAAAAATCCCGGTGCGGATAGACGAAGTCAAAAGAGGCCTGTCGAATATAGACGACATAACAAATACGGTTGAATTGTCTAACGACATAGCCAAGCTACGGGAAGAACTCTGCAAGAAGCAGGAGGAAC